TGACGTTCTCGGGGATGGTGGTGATGCCGCGCTGGCCCTGGATCTTCCAGGTGATTGCGTCCCAGGGTTGTTCCTGCTCGTCGCCGTCGAGCAGCGCGAGGCCTCCGTCGGAGATCTCGATCGCGTACCCGCTCCCGTAGTAGGACTCGATGGTGGGGGTGATGGTGAGCGTGGTTTCGTCCCCGACCTGGTCGATGGGGAGGGGCAGTTCGTAGGTCTTGGCTGACAGCCTGACGCGCTCCGAGAACGCCACTTCGGCGCCCCAACTGACGTCAGTGACGGCGGTGATGAGCGCCTCGGCGTAGTCGAGGGCCCGGTCGCCGTTCGTGATGTTGGCGGCGTACCCGGCGAGCGGGAGCACGTTGGCGGCTGTCAGCCAGGCGGGCACGTCAGATCAGCCCTTCGCTTCCTCGAGGCCGTAGGCGTCCTTGAGGCGCTCGAAGTCGCTGCGGGGAATGCGCCCCGCTCGATCGCGCTCGATCGCGACGCGGCCGACCATCAACCGGCCGATGCGCGCCTTCGCGCCGAGCACGACGCTCACGGACGCGTCGGCCTGCGCTTGTGCCTGGTCGGCGGCCAGGTCGCCCTCCGCCGCCGCCTTCGCGTCCCCGATCGCCTCCTCGAGTTCCGCCTTGGTGAAGGCGTCCGGATCCACCGAGTCGCCGGTGAGCTGCTCGAGCTCGCTGGCCAACTCCTGCTTGTTCGCCATGCCACTGTCCCTTCACTCGGTGCGCGCCCGGGGGCCCAAGCATGGCTCGAGCCCCCGGGAACACGCGGTCAGGCTCAGGCCTTCGGCAGGACGCCCGCGCGGCGCACGAGCGCGCTCGGGAACTGGTAGCCCAGCCCCACGAACTCCTGCAGCTGAAGCTTCGTCACGAAGCCCTCCTGCCGGAACGGCTCCATGCGGATGGTGAGCGCATCCCCGATCACCGGCTGATCCCGATGCACCAGGTAGATGGTGGCCGCCTCGGCCGCGCTGCCGCCCTGAACCTCATCAGTGGGGAGCTGCGGCACGGCGTACACGTTGACGCTGCGGTACCGCGCGATCGGCATGGGGCCGGGCACGTTCGCGTCGCTCTCCGTCACCCGATCACCCAGGGCGGTGACCCTGGCGGCGCGGATGTCGAGCAGGTCGTCACCCAGCGCGGTGGGGATGTAGAAGGCGAGGCGAGAGGGGTTGCTGCGGAACGCGGCCGGCAGAGCGCGCATCAGGCTGCCGAGGATGTCCTCGGTGAACGCATCCCCATCCGTCGACGGCGTCACCGCAGTCACGCCGGTGACGTCATGGAAGCCGGTGAACGTCGCCGGGTCCGGAGCGGCGCCGTCGCCGAGGAAGAACGCGCGGTCCTCCTCGTACTGAGCGGCGCCACGCAGCTCCGGCAGCAGGTACTGCTGCACGAACGCCGTCCCGGACGCGTTGAAGTTCAGGAAGCTGTCGGGCACCACGGCGGCGCCGTTGAGCTCGGTGACCTCGATCGGGAAGGTGTCCAGCGTCGGGTCGCTCGCGGTGATCGCGGCAGTGGATCCGGCGCCGGCGGCGCTGGAGCGGTTCCACTGGAAGGTCAGGCCCTGCCGGCTGAAGCGCGGGAAGTCGACCTTCTTCTGCCCCTGCATGGGCAGGCTGCGCATGTGGTTGCGGAAGACGATGTCCGCGGCGGGCTTGACGACGAACTGGCGCGCGAGGTCCTCGCGGATGACGGTGCCGTTCGCCTCGATGGTGAGCGCGCGCTCGCTGATGCCGTGCGCGCGGAGCATGTTGTAGGCCTTCTGCACCTCGTTCGTGTCGAGCGCGCGGCGCTCGAGCTGCGGCACGACGGTGCGCGTCATGATCTCGCCGAGGAGCTCGTCGCTGTCCATCCGCTGCCGGGCGCGCGCCCCGCCGGTCATGGCGGCCATGGGGTTCTCGGGCTGCGCGAGCATGGCGCGGATCGCGGGGTTCTCCTGGATCATCCGGGAGACGCGCCCCTCGAGATCCTGCGGCTCGCCGTCGAGCTCGGCGCGCTTCTCCGGGGTGAGCTCCTCCCGGGCCTTCGCGAGGGCGGCCTTCTCGTCGAGGCCTTCGACCTGGTGGAGGGCGGCGCGGGCCTCGAGCCACTCCTGGCTCTTCACCTTCGCCGGGTCATCCTTGGGCTTCACCTTCGCCGGGTCATCCTTGGGCTTCTCCTCGCCCTGGCCCTCACCGTCGGCCTTCGCGCGGGTCTGCACGCTCTCGCCGGCGGCCTGCCCGGCGGTGTTGATGGTGACGTTGTTCCCGCCGCCGAACAGGCGCTGGAACAAGCCGGGCTTGTCCTCGTCCGAGGTGGGCTCGGCGCGCTTCTCGGGCGTGCCGGCGGGCTTGCCGTCGCCTTCGATCTTGGCGCGCACCTCCGGGGTGAGCGCCTGGTAGTCGGCCTCCGCCTTCGCGGTGGCGTCGGCCTCCGACAGGCCCTCCGCCTGGTACTGCTGGGCGCGGAGCTGGATCCACTTGTTCACGGTCTTCTCCTCCTTCTGGCTGGCCCTCATGCCCAGCCCCAGGCGGACGTGCCTGTCCAGATGCTCACGGGCTCGCTGGATGATCTGCTCACGGCTGAGGCTCGCCTCGGCCGGCACATCGACCGGGTCGAGGTTGGCGAGGGTCGTCTTCAGGGCGCGCTCGTCCACGCTGCGCAAGGGGCTTTCGGTGTCATGGTGCGGGAACCACATGAGGCGACTGACGAGCTGCGGGTCGGTCACCTCGCCGTTCAAGACCTTCGGGTCCACCACGGCGTAACTCCAGAACGGCTGCAGCCCGCGGATCTCGAGGATGTCGCTTTGCGGGACGCCCGGCACGTCCACGAGGGACAGCGAGCACAGCTCGGGTTCGGTGGCGAGCCGGTAGTAGACCTTCGCGTTGCGGCCGGCGCGCTGCTCGATGCGCTGTTGCGTCGCGAAGAACTCCAGGCTGAGGCCGCGGATCTTGTGCTGCTCGATGAGCTGGTCGACCTGCGGGTCCAGAACCTTGATCTCGACCTCGAGCTGGGGGGTGAAGTCGACGCGGCGGCCGATGCCCACGGCGGGCCGGCCTCGTATGCCGCGGAGCTCGGGGAGGTTGTGCTGCAAGTTGACGGTGCGGTGCTGCTGATAGCCCTGCCACCAGTCGTGGAGGGCTTCGACGGTGATGACGGTACCGAAGCTGTCGACGATGGTGTCGTTGCTGGCGCGTCCGATGACGACGCCTTCGCGGAGGCGGCGGAGCTCGAGCTGGACGCTGGAGCGCTCACCCTCTGCTGGGGCGGCGCGGGTCTGCAGCCGGTTGAGGAAGCGATGGAGCAAAGGGACGCCCCTCCGAATCGCCCCGCGTGGGGGCGCCCCGGAGGGGCTCTTGGGTGAGTGTAGCACGCGCGCCCACCGCGCGCGCAAGAGGCTAGTCCACGCCGATCACGGTGCACCTGCAGTTGATGACGTTCCCGATGCTCGCGCCCATGCTCCGATCCCCCGGGAACAGCAGCAACTCCCCGCTCACCACGAACGGCTCCCCGATCTTGACGATCTGCCCATCCGCGCTCTGGTGATCCCAGCGGCTGCTGCCGTGCGGGTGTCGGACGCGGCTGTCCTCAGCGGTGAGCCAGCGGCCGTGCTGGTATCCGGCGTCGAGGAGGTCTTGGAAGTGCGCGTAGTTGCTGCTCGTGTTGTACGCGCTCCTCACGAGCCTCTCCGACCGGTAGAGCTCGGCGCCGTACGTGGCGGCCACCCGCCGGCTGGTCTCCCAGTATCCGAGGCCCTGACGCTGGAAGTCAACGATGCGCCGCGCCATGGTGACGGGGTCTTGGATGCCTTGCCAGTAGGCGCTGACGTCGTCATTGAGGATGCGCGTGGTGTAGTCCACAATCTGGGTGTAGCGCGGATCGGTCTGGAGGAAGCCCTGCTGACGCGCGACGGCGGTGGCGACGTCCTCGATGACGCCGCCCATGCCTTCGAGGCCGCTGCTGTGCACGGCGCTGATGAGGGTGGCGATGTAGTCGACCTCAGGATCCCCGGATGGCCCGGCGCGCTGCTCGAGGGTGAGGAGCTTGAGGTGCGGCCTGAGGTGCTCGAGGACGGCGGCGAGGTGCCGTTGGAACGCTCGCCTGGTGATGCCCCAGATGATGGGCGCGTAGCGGTTGACGGCTTGCTCGGTGAGGGCGATGTGCCGACGGCTAGCGTTGGCCTGGTGGGCCCTGGCCTGGACGAGGGTCATTCCAGCCCAGCGAGCTGGAGCGCGTTCACGGCTTTCTGCGCGTCCTGGAAGCTGGTACGCACGGTGTAGGGTGGGTGCGGCTTCCAGGTGGCGGTGATGCCGTGTGGGCGGAGGAGCTTGACGACGCGGACGGCCTCTTTGGGCGTGTCGACGGTGGCGACGGTCATGCTCTTCCCGGGCCGGCCGCGCCAGTCGCTGCGAACGCGGATCACTGCGCCCACTCCGGGAGTTCGGGCAGGTCCACCGTCTTGCCGGCAAGCTCATGCCCGCAGTCGCTCAGGAACTGGATGCGGCCCTCCCGCACGAAGCTGTGACAGCGCGGCTGAGTGGGGTGCTCGTAGACGAGGATGCTGGGGCTGAACGTCGGCTTCTCCAGGTTCCCGTTGAACGCCCACTTCGGACCCTTGTACCCCTGGCTGTGCGCGACCATGGGCCCGTGCAGCGTCTGACAGCCCGGGCAGAAGAAGTAGTAGCCGATGAGCGTGCCGTCCTTGCCGTCGTGCACGGCTTCGATCTTCGGCATCACGCGCCCCCGCCCTGGCCAGCGCCACCGCCATCAGGGCCGCCCGGGAGCGACAGGCCAGGCACCATGTTCACCGGCACGAACAGCTCATCCAGGCCCTTCGGCTCGTACCCCAGAATCGCGCGGCCCTCCGGCTGCGTCAGCACCGGACCGCCCACGCCCGTCACAACGCCCTGGATGCGCCGCAGCGTGTCATCCACCCGCTCGAACTCAAGCCGGAAGTCCCACGAGGTCACGCCCAGCCCGGCGGGCGCCGGCGCGTGCAGCACCCGGTTGATCATCGCCGCCACCGGGTTACTGAACGGCTTCAGCACCTGCTGCCGGAAGTTGTCGCTCTGCTCCTGCGCCGTCGCGCGGTACCCGCCCTCCGGCAAACCCAAGTCCATCAGGCTCACGTGCCGCACCGCCATGATCTCGTTCCGCACGTTCAGGGCGGTGTTCGGGAAGGTAGGGTCCTCCAACTTCACGTCCAACGGCTCAGCCTTCACCAGGATCCCGCCGGGGTACTGGAGGATGAGGTTGCGGCCGGCCATCTCCCCCGCGTTCGCGTTCAGGAACGAGCGGACGTGCTGGTACACGGCTTCGAGCTTCTCCTCGTCCGGCACCGCCCCGCTCCAGTTGGGGTCCTGCGTGATCGTGATCATGTACCGCGGGGTGGTGTGCCGCTGGAAGAAGCCCCTGAGGTACTTGCGATGCTCGTTGTCGAGGGTGACGCTGTCCCGAGCGTAGATCCATGCTGGGACGCCGTAGAAGGTGCTGATGTCGTTCGGCTCGCGCTGATGCAGGTACTCGCGCTGCTTCGCGCCGTCAGCGCCGACCGGGCGGTCACCGAACGGCACGAAGTCGAACGTGCCGCGCCATGGGTCGGCCTGCCGGAGGTACATGATGCCGGCCTGGTCGGCGTAGTACCGGACGTACTGGGGGAGGATCTTCACGAGGCGCATGGGCTGATCGCCGGCGCGGTTCCGGACGACCTCGAGGAAGAGATTGTGCGTGACGTCGTACGTCTTGCTCGCGGCCTTCAGCAGGCCGGGCAGGTCGAGGGTGGTGATGCCGTCACCGCCAACGTCCTCGCGGGACAACCAGGCTCTGGCGGTGGCCTCCTCGCCCGAGTTGGGGCTGGTGATGGGCTTGCCTTGGAGGTTGGCGTCGCGCGCCTTGAGATCCCACTGTGCGCTTCCGACGGCGTCACCGAGGATGTTCCCGATCGCGCCGAGCCACGGGCTGCTGTAGTAGAAGTCGACCATCTCGCTCGGGCTGAGCGGCCAGGGGACCTCGCTCCTGGGGTCGCCGGTCTCGGCGGCCATGCTGGTCTCGAAGTCCTCGGGTTGGTCGACGCGGAGCTCCAGCTCGTGCAGGCTGAGTGGGGGGATGGTGGTTTCGCCTCTGACGATCATGCTGGTCTCCTATCCGGCGGCTTCGCCGCGCACGCTCCATGAGGCGCCGACCCGCTGCGCGATCCGCCACCAGTACGACCCGGTGTCCACCTGGTCGTCAGCGTCGTCGCTGCCGTCACCCTTGAAGCTGGTGAGCTCGCTGATGTACACGGTCGCCCAGGGCGCCATGGGCACCTCGACGCGGCCGCCGTTCCAGGCGCTGGCGTATGGCTGCGCCCTGCTGAACTTGTCGCCCTCGGGCCGCACCTCGATGATGCGCACGTCCCTCGAGCGCGCCACGTCGATCACAGGGATCGCGTTCGGGCTGCGCTCGACGTAGAACGGCTGCCCGTAGAGGGCTTGCATCTGCTGCATGTGGTTGATCTGCTGGTCGACGCTCCACCGGCCGCGGCGGACCTCGAGGACCTTGCCGGTCGTCTCGGGCCCGCGCCCCCAGGTGGCGCCGGCGTGGAAGACGCTGTGGTCGGCGCTGGTCTTC